TGTGCCGCAAGGTTAAGCCGTGTATTCAGCCTTCGGGCCGTCTCACGACAATATCTTCCAATTGTAAGATTGTTGTATTAGTCAGATATATCTCAGATATCCAGAATGGTTTAATTTCTGACCCCAAAGCAATCGTAGCAATGGGAGATGATACCGTACAGGACAAACTATTAAATCCTGACTCATTTGTAAAGTGGGTCAAGGAGGTTTGTGGTATCACATTTACTGTGGAATCGAAACAAGGTTCATTTGAAGAGCAGAACTTTTGCTCGATGGAGATGAAGAAGACACCTGGAGGCGTTTTCGTTCCGATCCCCTTAAACTGGAAGAAAAACTCGTATGAGTTGTGTAATCCAGAGGCTAAGCTCGCTTCCAACAGCGATAAGTTAGTCGAAAATCGAGCTACATGCTTGCAGTCACTTTGTTGCGAGTATGCATTTTCAGAGCATTTTGATGAGCTCCACTCATTGCTCGCCCGGTATACTAGTTTACATGGTTGCCAAGATAAATTTCGCTCACGCGCATTTTTTCAAGGCATTATTACCGGTTGGGAGAAGGCTGGAATGGACGTATTAACGTATGTACCCATTTCATGCAATAACCTCCATCCATCATTCTTGAAAGAGTTTGATGAATGTGAGGTTTTGACTTGTTAGAGCTTTCCCTTTCTACGCCACTTGTGTTAGCAAGAATTTTTAATTAGTACCTCTCTTTTTAAATTCTACAATGGCGAAGAAATCGAAAGCTGTTAAGCAGGCGGTCAAACGCATGCTTCAACCTGCTAAAAACAGGCAACTAGCAAAATCAAAACCCAAAAATAAAAATAAACAGCAAAAGATTGCTTCTAATCTTGTCACATCGCGTGGTAGGATTCGAAGCAAGACAATGCAAAATGGGGTCAGTATGGTGTCTGATGGTGTGAACGTAGGTTCTATCTGGAAGAATACCACTGCCGAGAAAGTTACCTTCCCCTTAGCTAGGGAGAAGCTTTTAGATCTCACATCGACTGGAACTACGTTCCAGACTTTGTTCCAACAATATCTTAACCCGGGAAACACTCAGTTGTTTCCGATCTTTTCACAAATCGCCAAGAATTATGAAGAGTATCAGGTTAATCACCTAAAATTCTACTATCGTACTGAGGAGTACATGGCCAGTGGATCTGTGGTGAGTGCAGGTTTGGCTGCATTAGGGACGTGCTTTGATCCCGATGCTCCGAATTTTGCAACGTTTACAGAGTTGGAAAACTATGAACATAGTATTTCCGGCCCACCTTTTTCTGGCATCATT